GGACTAGTGACCAACCAAAACCTTTTGCTTGAACAGCTGGTCCCACAGGATAATAATGCTGTACTCTAATACCACCTGATGTTGTTGCACCAGATCCTGACTCATTTGATGGCATAGTAATAGTTAACGTTGTGCTTGTAGGCACAGTTGTAACCATAAATTTTTTATCTTTAAAATCTGCCTCTGCAAAATTTGAATTAGTAATTGCAGAAAAATTATCTAATAATATTATATCTTGTGCTGATATGTTGTGTGCACCACTAAAAGTTATTGTAACTGTCGGTGATCCATTAGTCGTGCTGAATGCACTTGTAAGCGTTGTTGTAGATTTAATAGGATGTATGTCATAATACACACCACCAGAGAAAGCATATAAAATTCTATTTGTACCAATAATTGCGTATTTTCTAGCTAGACTATTTACGAAATGATGTAGTCCTCGACCTGCACCTGTAAGATTACTATCTCCTAGTTGTTTCCAACCACCTATCTTTTCGGGTATACCATAACGAAACCTAACATTATCACAGTCTGTCCACTGTCCCTCTGCCTGAGTTTCTGTTATTTGTTTATTAATACCTGGCTGAAATCCTATTTTTTGTAGCATAAAAAAACCTGTTTTTTAGGTTTTATATTAGTTTTTATGCAGAATCAATATCTTTAAGAACTATGAAAGTTTAGGCCACTCGCCTAAAGGTCTAGTGTAAACAGGATTCTCTTCTGTACCTGTATTAGTGTATGTGTATAAAGTTTGCATAGCCGCTGCATCAGCTGCACCATCGATTGCTGTTTCCATCTCATTAGATTTAGTTCTAATTGCTGCTCTATAAGTAGCTATGTTAGATGGTATTGTAGATTCAGCATCCTCTGCTTTTCTAATTATATACCAATCACTTGGTGATAATAAACTTTTAGCTTGTGCTTTTACTTCATTTTTAAATATAGTTTTTAAACCTGGAATAATTACTTGATTACCATCGTCATCTAAAACATTGTTACCATCTGAATCTACTGCATCTTTGTCCTCTACGTCTTTACCTGTTGCTGGTGCGTAGCTTGCAGTAACGGCGTTATTTGCAAATACCATAGACTCTGCACCATTCCAATAGTATCTTGTATCTTTTAAATTAGTGTTGTCGTATATAATCTCGTAAACACCTTGTGCCTCTCTTTGAGCAACAGTTGTCTCAGGAGACAAACCGAATACTCCAAGGTTAGAGTTTGCTTTTACGATTTGATTATTTTCTACTTTTGCATACATATTAATCTCCTTTTATTGTATTTTTAATTTGTTGTCCATAGCTATTTATCCAGCCACTACAGGCACCGCGGTCCCAGAATCGTTAGCTACAAATGGGTTTTCTGCGAAAGCTATGTAGATGTATGAATCACCAGAATTATTATTACCACTATAATTAGCTCTCATTTTAAAACCATTTGATAAAAAATCTATATCTCTGCCTGTATTATATTCTGCACCAGAATCATCTGGCAGTAAAGTTGCAGTATTTGGATTTAATTCATCTCTTTTATTATCATACATTATCCAATTAAATGTAGCATTTGTTTTTTTAACAATAACAAACGCAGGTTTAAATCCTGTGTAAACAAATGTTCCATCAGCACTACCATTTCCTGTGTAGCTTCCATGCTTGCTATACCCTTTTACAGAAGAAAACGCATAGATAATATATTTTGTTGTATTACCATTTACAGCTGCATCTCCACCCAAAGTTATTAAAGTTGAACTAGGATATGTAGAGTTAAAATCATCAGCTCTAGTTGCAATTGCAGCATTGCTATTTAATAAACAATCTTTAGAAGCATCTCCATATCCAGTATGCAATACTCTCCAATTTCTTGTGTTATCTCTGTCTTTTAAAAGTAATACATCAGGAGCAGTGTCTAAACCATGTCCAATAGTGGCTCCATCGGTTCCATTCCCAGTGTATGAAATTATAGCTTGACCAGCTGTAGTATTAACAGAATTAGCAGTAGTATTTAGTGAGCCTTCTGTATTTGATGAACCTGACCCATTCATTTTCCAATTCCATGCAACATAAGTTTCTGTGTTACCATTTACATCAGAATTTGTTCCTATTTGAAAACCATCTGATTCAAATGCCTGTAAACTATTTGCATCTAAACTTTCTCCTGATGCATCATTAGGAAATACCCTTTGTCCAGCACCTCTAACAATATCATGTACAGCATGGTCTCCAGCATTACTTCTTTCTTTATACCATACCCAATCTGGTTGAAATCCAACTCCTGTTATACTTCTGTCATCAGTTGCATTACCTGTATAAGTTACAGTATTAAAATAATCAGTTGGTTTTACAATTGAACTATAAGCCATAATTTTTATCCGTAAGTATTTAAGTTAGATGTATTTAACGCATAATAGCCTGAAGGTACAGAATATTCAAAGTTTCCAAAACCATTAGCGTCACTGTTTCCTGATGATATACTAAATGATGGTGAGCCAAAGTTTAAAAAACATTCTCCAGCTCCAGCTGCAGAAAAATCTTCAACAAAAAAGAACATAGGTTCTCCAGAATTTAATGGATTGTAAGAAGCTGTGCTAGTGGCATCTCCTGTTTTAGAAGAACCAGAAGTAGGGTCTCCTGAATTTTGAAAAACTCCATTTTTTGAAAAATATAAAGCATAATTATCCATATCCAAAGCAACACCTATAATATCATTATCTGCATAAGAATTTCCATAAGATGTACTTGCTGTATTATATTGTATATTTCCATTAGAATTATAATAACCTATAGCATAAGATGGATTGTTATCATAATAGATTGGGTTTGTTTGTCCAATAGCTTGTATTCCTAATTGTAAATCTCCAACTCCTATTGATAATGCGCCAGCATCTTGTGCTTTAAATTCTGCGTACCATTTTCCTTTTGTAACTCCAATAGTAGAACAAGTTATTGCTCTTCCATTTGGTGCAAAATATGTATTTCCTTCTGCTAAAGAACCATCATTATAAGTTTTATTTCTTATTAAAGGATTTCCTGTTGCATAATTTACTACACATGTGTCAGTAGACTGGTCTATGCTTGTTAGATTATTTACAGTAAAGTTATTACTCAATCCTGATGCATCTTTACCAACATTTGAACTATCTTTAAAATCAAGATAAAATGAATTAGTTCCTGCAGAAGTAAATGAACCTATCTTTTTAGGCTTCCATATTCCTGTTGTAGTGTCAGTCTCACCAAAACTAGAAACACTACCAGCAACACCATCTAAATATACTACTTCAGCTAAATAAAAAGAAGATGGAGAAGCACCAGCATTTTCAGCAGCGAATGCACCTATACCAAAATTTTTTGCTATAGCTTGAAGTTGCCATTCATAATTTTGAGATGGATAAGTTGCTGTGCCAAAACTTGTTTCTTGAACACCGTTTACAAATAATTTTAATCTATCAGATGATGTCGATTGGGTGGTATCTCCTATATAAACTATATTATACCAAGCTGAAGTGTCTCTAAATAATCTATTTGTTAACAAATGAACTGTAGTAGATCCACTAACTTTTTCAAATAATTGTATAGTATCATCTGGTGTATCAGAAAAATTAATATGACCTCTATCATTCGCTGATGACCATTTTCCTAAAACAGTATCATCAACACTTGTTAAATTTGCTCTCTTAATCCAAGCAGAGAAAGTAAATTTTGTTTTTGTGGAACCAGCAGTAGTGTTTGGCCCACTTAAATAATCTGTGCTCCCGTCATCAAACCTTAATGAATTATCTATACTTTGAGGACCTGTTGGCCATTGACTATTGCCTACAAAATTTGCAACATCGTTCATTCTCCACACACCACCTGCTACTCCTTTAAACAGTCCTCCTACAGGCGTGTTTGCTGGTCCGATTATTCCTCCATTTTTTCTAGACATTATCTTGCCGTACCCGCTGCTTTAGTTCCTGCTGTTACAAATGGAGACTCTGCAAATGCCATGTAGATGTATGTTTGCGATCCATTAGCTGAACCACTTGTATTTCTATTTTTAAACCCATTTGAAAGTATATCTATTGCTTCGTAGTAACCCTCTTCATTAGCTAAATTTGGTCTTAAATATCTATTAACAACATTATAACCATCTCTTTTATTATCCCAAATAAACCAATTATTACCAGAACCTGTACTATCCTTAACTAAAATAAAAGCTGGACGAAATCCTGTATAAACAAATGTACCATCTGCATTTCCATTTCCTGTATAGCTTCCGAATTTTGAATAACCTTTTTTTTCTGCGAAGCAGTAGGCTACGTAATTGTCAGAACTTTTGTTAGTCCCATGAACTGTTCCAACACTAAATACTGAACTTGTGGGTGTGGTGTTATTCCATGTAGTTGATGATGTTGCTGAAGCATTATTTAAATCAAGATAAATTTCTTTAGTATTACCTAAACTCGCATGATATATTCTCCAATTTTCAGTGCTACTTCTGTCTTTTACAATAAGCATTTTTGGTACTGAACCTAAACCATGACCTATAGTTGCATTACTTCCTGTTCCTGTATATGTAACAATACTAAATCCAGCAGTAGTTGAAGCTGATACAGAACTTGTTATGCTTCCATCAGAGTTTGATGATGCAGAGCCACCAGCTTTCCAAGACCAACCAACATAATTTCCACCAACACTAGCACCAAATGGGTCTAATTCATTAAAAGTTAATCTTGGATATGTTGCATTAGTTCCATCAATAACAGTTATTCCATCTGAATCAAAAGATGAAATTATACCATGAGAGCCATCGCTTTCTGCTGAATTTACAGGTGTACTTAAATTTTTATCTCCACCTCTAACACTATCTGTCAGCGTGTGATAAGTTGATCCTGACCCTCTATGCTTTGTCCATACAAGATCAGGTTGATGACCAAAACCAGTTAATGCTCTTGATGAAGCGTCATCTGCAACCCATAAATTAGTTGAGAAATATAAAATTGGATTATCTATAGTCGTATAAGCCATTATCCAAACTCCGCTAGGTTCTTGGTGCATAAAGAAAAATAACCTGAAGGCACCGCGTATTCAAAATTACCAAATCCATTTGCATCTGCATTTCCTGATGAGATACTAAAAGGTGGAGCACT